TTTCTTCATGTACCTAAAACAGGTGGAAGATTTTTAAGTAAATATATAATAGAGCCTGTAAAAAAACAATTATTTGAAAATGGCATAGAGATTCTAAAAAATCCTGAATTGCAATCAAACAAAAGAAATAGACATGTTGGGTGGAACTGGAATATAACTCCAGAAACATACATTATGTCTTGTTTTAGAGAGCCAGTAGAATGGGCATGTAGCTACTTCATACATATGATGTATATAGAATCTGGCGCATTGGATATGGACAATGAAGCAATAGTAATTAAAACTATAGATAAAGAATTTACTGGAAAAGATCTTATAGAATGGTTGACTGAAAATAAATTTTTACAAAATTATCAATCTAAAAACTATGTATTAGGTGCAGGGGAAAATTCTTCGATAAAGCATGAAATATTAATGAATGAAAAAATGCATTGGGAACTAGATACAAATTTTCTTTATAAAAGATTACAAAGAGTAAATTTATTATTTAGGCAGGGGGAACTTAAAGAAATGGACTCGTCTCTCCTTGTCGAAAAAATATCTCAAGACCTCAATATAAAAATTGATTACAGCCCTTTTGAAGACATAGATAAGGGTTACTACTCAAATAATGCTTCAAAACTCCTGTATGACTCTCTGAGCAATTTTGAGAAGGATTCTATAAGGAGTCTAATGTCCGTAGATGTTGATGTATATAACAATGATATGTTATTTTGGTCGACTAAGTGATATAATTTAACATATGGAAACAGCTTTCATAATTGGATGTATATCTGGCATTATATTAATGGGATTTGCCTTATTGGCATCCTTTAATGAATTTGATAATGATAGATGGAGAAATAAAGGATATTGATGTTCTATTTTTCGGTTCACTTCCGCCGCCGCACTTTTTCACTTATTAGGAGAAAAATATGATTAACATATCAGACACATATATAGAAGATAACATAGATGCTTTATATTTTAAAGATTTTCATAATCCAAGAATGGACTGGAATGATGTAATAAATTTTATATACGAACAAGCAGTAACTCCATCAAACTATAAACAAAATGATGAAGAAAAAAAAAGTCATTATGCTCAGCAAACTTATGGAAGCTTAAAGATTCAACCAGATCTTTATGTTGTTCCGCTGGCTAGAGATATTCATAAATTTTTTAACAGTGTACCGTTTTTAATGGAAAAGATAAACAATGACCCAAAAATAAATGAATGCAAATACTATGATGGCGACTACAATCAATTTCAATGTAATTGTGGTTCTCTTTGGCACATACAAGGACTAAGGTTTTCTTTAACTGATGTTGTTATAAATCATCACCAAGATCCTTGCGACGTTTTGGTATGGCAAATGGTTGGAAAATCATATTGGACCATAAACAAAAAAGACGAATATGTTTTGAGCCCAGGAGACTTACTTTATGTTAATAAAAATGCAACACATGGTATAAGACAAGATGGCCCAAGGTTAACTATGATAATCGATGCGATATGGCAAAAAACTGGATATGGAAAAGACCTTGTTAAAAATTAAATACTATCTTTATAGAATTAAAAAATTTTTTATTAGAGGGAAAAAAGACAAGAATAGGTTTATATATTAATGATAATTTTAGGCATTAACGAGACATCTCATGATGCATCAATATCTTTATTAAAAGACGGAGAAGTTCTATTTGCAGGACACGCAGAAAGATACAGTAAGAAAAAAAATGATTGGTACAACAATGAATATATCTACAAAGACATGCTTAACTATGGTACACCAACACATATAGCGTACTACGAGCACCCGCAATTAAAAAGATCCCGCATATTATTAAAAGGTGGAGCAGCAGAATGGAAACCAAATATTCCTATGGATCTTCCGATAAAATATTTTAATCATCATTATTCACACGCATGTGCTGGATACTATACTAGTAAATTTGACGATGCTGTTATTGTCGTCCTTGATGCAATTGGAGAATACAACACTTCCACTATTTGGGTCGGAGAAAAAGAAAAAATTAAATTGGTTAAAAAGTTTAATTATCCGTTCAGCTTTGGTTTATTTTATTCTGCTTTTACTGCATTAATAGGATTAACGCCTAACCAAGAAGAATATATTATGATGGGCATGGCTGCGTATGGGGACGCAAATAAGTATTTTAATAAAGTTAATGAATATTTCCCATCCATAAATCAACAAAAATATAATTTTCATCAAGGAATAAATGATTGGAATGAACACATAGGACAACAAGAACAATTTGATATTGCTGCTGCAGTTCAAAAAGTTTATGAATTAAGATTGATAGAGTTTATGAGATATGCTCAGGCAAAGACTGGAAAGTACAATCTTGTATTTATGGGCGGATGTGCATTAAATTGTTCAGCCAATACAAAACTTTGGGATATATTTAGTGATATTTGGATTATGCCAAACCCTGGAGATGCTGGAAGCTCTTTGGGTGCTGCCGCTGCTTTATATGGTAAACACATTAATTGGAAATCACCATACCTCGGATATAATTTAAAAGGTGATTATCCAGTTAGAGATATAATAACTGGATTGATTAGAGATAAGGTTGTTGCTGTTGCGTCAGGAAGAGCAGAGTATGGACCAAGAGCACTGGGTAATAGATCTATATTAGCGGACCCAAGAGATCCAAACATAAAAGACAAGGTTAACCTTATTAAAAAAAGAGAAATGTTTAGGCCTTTTGCCCCAGTAGTGTTAGAAGAACATGCAAACAAATGGTTCAAGATGGATTTTACAAGCCCATACATGCAGTATGCAGTGAAATGTTTGCAGCCAGATAAGATTCCATCTGTAGTTCATGAAGATGGAACCTCAAGAGTTCAAACAATAAATAGAGAGCAGCATCCTGGACTATATGATGTTTTGCAGAATTGGTATGCTATTACAGGAGTTCCAGTTCTACTAAACACTAGTTTAAATATAAAAGGACAACCTCTTTTAAATGATGAAAACGATATTAATTTGTGGGAAGAAACATATAAACAAAATATCGTTACGGGGTCTATACTATGACAACAGGATCAGATAAAATTATAGAGTTTCAAGAGATGCTTGTTGATAGAAAAAGTCTAAAAAGTATTAATTATATAAAAGTTGATAGAGAAAAATATATTCACGATCATGTTAACTCTTTAAATTATAGAGGTTTAGAATTTGACAACAATGAAATTTTAACATTAGGTTGCTCTCAGACTTGGGGGTATGCAATGGATTATGAATTTTTGTGGCCTACGTTAATAATGAATAGATTTAAAAAAAATGTTTCAAATATTGCAGTTCCAGGGGATTCATTGCAGGCGCAAATTATAAAAGCTTTTACATATTTTAAAGAAATAGGGAACCCTAAAATAATTATTGGAGTACTACCATTTGCAAGATTTGAGTTTCCATACATAAAAAACAAAATGATTTTTCAAACTATGCAGCCTCATGTACCAACAGAAAAAATGAAAAGTTCTTTTATTGCTAACGCTTATGTTCCTTATACGTTAGACAAATATGATACTAAAATTACTTATACTAAAACTCCACATATTTTGGATGAAATATTTACAATAGAAATGGCTATGTTCTATAACGATTCTTTTATTGCTATTTTAGAACAATATTGTAAAGCTAATGATATAAAAATTATATGGACATTCTGGGAAAATTTAAATCCTCCTATAAATAAATTGTTTATAAATTCTTATGATGGATATTTCCAAATTAATAGAAATATGCCACAATTTACTATGAGACAAATTAAAACGTTTAAGAGTGCTCCAGAATATAATCTTTCTGATTTTATGGGATTATGCAAAGATGATTACTTTTCATCTTTAATATATAAAAATATTAATCATGAATGTATTCTTTCTGCTAAAGATAAGAATCATTTTGGTATATTAGATCATATATTTATAGCAGACGCAATTTGTGACCAACTAAAAAATAGATTTGGAATTGAATAGCAAAAATCCCAACTAGAGGCGGATCTAGCTGGGACCTGCTGCACTTACGTGCTTAGTTCTAGGAGCTAAGCTCGACTAGCACTAATTCTTTTAATTATTTTTTTTATTAAATTTTCTTTTTTGTTACTGCATACAATGCATTGTGCATCTTTTGGACATTTGTGATGACTATGGTCATATGGGAAATATGGACCATACATTCGTCTTGCAAAATGTCTTGGCATAAAATAATTATATCACTTATTCAGTTTGAAGTAAATTATTTTCTTCTAGCTTATCATATACCGCAGCCATGTAATAAATCATTCCAGCATGAGCATCATTTATTGCCTTATCAACATCTTCTTCTGACATTCCGCTCATTGAAGCCATGTATCTATTTGTGCTTTCAAACACTTTTACCATAAGCTGTACGACAGACTCTTTATCTTTATTCATTTTCTTCTTCCGCTCTAAAAGCTGGGGAGGGACCCAGCAAAAAACCCTCTTTGTGATATTCTACCATTTTAGATATTTGAAGTCTAGAGTCATCATCTTTTGCTAAAAGATTTGCAACCATTGTTAGCATGTCGTAAACTCTATGCAACATTATGTAATTTACCATAGGTAAATTATCTTCTAAGTTATCAGACTTCTGATTGGTCATTTTTATTTTTCATGTCCTCTAATATTTCATCTATTGTATTTAGTCCACGAGTTTTTGCATTTTCCAAATAATCTTTTACTATTAGCAAAGCTCTTTCAGCAAGCAATAAACCAGGCATATGGACACAAGGTATATTTTTTGCAACCTTGGCCCTTAACTCTTCGTCAAATTCATTTTTTAGTGGCATTTATTAAACTTTCCATGTTTTTATATAGGTGAATTCCAATATACTTTTTATAATCGCAAGAAAGGCAATACAAGAATATTTTTTCTTCCGAGTCTTCGTTAGCAAAAAGAAGGCCTTGATCCAGTGGACAATCCATTCCTGGAACAAGACCCTCTTTTGCAAGAGCTAAATATCTAGACACTACTTGTATCTTAATACTTATCTCCTAACTACTTTGGAAATTGAATCATCAATTTCTTTGCTTTTGGTATAGAATTTGGCCACGACGACCAATCTACTCCGCCTTTAGTCATATAGTACGTTATCTCTGCGTTTATGACTGGATCAAATAAAAGTACATTTGACCTCAATTCGAATTTCTCTTTACGATCTGTGCCAAGAGTTCCCAGCATATTGATCTGAAAAATTCCGTAGGAACTGTCTCCAGTATTCCTGTTGCCATTGTATGCCATAGGGCGTCCGTTAGACTCCGCTTTAGCAATGGCCCACGCCATTTTAAGGGCGCTTCCTTCAAAACCAACAGATTTTAAAAGTTTTACCAACTCTTTATCTGTTAACATTTCCGAAGGTTTGTATACAGTATTGCTGAATTTTTCCAGCGTTTCTCTTTTCAGTTGTGCTTCTGTTTTAGTTTCAACCTTTGCAGGTAGAGCTTCGGCTGGCGGAACATTAATAACTGGCGTACCAGAAAATAAAAACATTAAACCAACCGCTATTGCAACATAATGATGTATAACATCACTAAGTTTTTCTTTCATATTCTCCATTGGCATTTCCTCCATTAGAGATAACGGACTATAATAATAACATTGTTTTATAGTACATGTCAAGTTAGTCGACTACAATTTTAAATTGTAGTTAACTAATAAAGTTATAATCATTTATGTTTATTAAGCATAAAAATGCTTCCCTTCTATAAAATTTTTTGGTAGAATTGGTATCTCAATTAAATTTTATTAACCGCAAGGCGGAGAAAAGGTGTTATATGTCATATTTAGAATCATTTAAGCTATCCTCAGATTACTTTGAAGAAAAGCCTATGCAGTTTGTAGAAGAGAGTCCATTTTCTTATATTATAAAAAATCCCTATGAAAACTTTATAGCTATATCAAGATACGCTAGATGGATACCTTCTGAATCACGTCGTGAAACATGGAAAGAATCAGTAGATAGATATTTTTCTTTTATGTTAAATCATTTAAAGGAAAAGTTTGATTATATTCCAGACCCTATAGTTTTATCAAATCTTAAAGATGCAGTATACTCAAGAAACGTTATGCCTTCAATGAGAGCAGTTATGACTTCTGGGCCAGCGTTGGAAAGAGATAATGCCGCAGGATACAACTGTTCATATTTGCCAGTAGATAGCATAAGGTCTTTTGATGAAACAATGTACATCCTTATGTGCGGAGCTGGAGTTGGATTCTCTGTTGAATATAAATACATTAATCAACTTCCCTCAGTTCCAGAATCTTTAGAAAAAATAAATGATGTAATTGTGGTAGAAGATTCCAAAACTGGATGGGCAAGTGCGTATAGATCTCTTTTAGAAAATTTATGGGACGGGAAAATTCCATCTATAGACATATCTAATGTTAGGCCAGCAGGAGCAAGACTTAAGACAATGGGAGGCAGATCTTCTGGGCCACAGCCTTTAGTTAACCTATTTGACTTTACTATTAAGATTTTTAAAAATGCTCTCGGAAGACAGCTAAAGCCAATAGAGTGTCATGACATAATGTGTAAAATTGGTGAGGTTGTAGTTGTTGGCGGAGTTAGAAGATCTGCTATGATATCTTTATCAAACATTAATGACATTGAAATGGCTCATGCAAAATCAGGAAATTGGTGGGAAAACAATTCTCAAAGAGCACTATCTAATAATTCAGTTGCTTATTCAAGAAAACCACCGATGGAACAATTTATTACGGAGTGGAAAAATTTATATGATTCAAAATCAGGTGAGCGTGGCATATACAATGTTGCAGCAGCTCAAAAGCAAGCAGCGTTATACGGAAGAGATCCAGAAATTCACTACGGAACTAACCCCTGCTCAGAAATTATCCTTAGACCTTATCAATTTTGTAATTTGTCCGAAGTTGTAATTCGTGAAGATGACAACGAAGAAACTGTTTCAAGAAAGGTACAGTTGGCATCCATTCTTGGCACATGGCAATCAACTCTTACAGACTTCCAATACCTAAGAGATATTTGGAAGCAAAATACAGAAGAAGAAAGACTTCTTGGAGTATCTTTAACTGGACAGTTTGGAAATGCAATTTTTTCAGGTAAGTCTAGAAATGCAAATGAATTTAATTGTGGAAAAGGATGTCTAGATCTCTGTAACAACGAAGAACACATTAAAGAAGATAATTATACAAGACTTGAGCACATGTTACAAAGACTAAGATCTAGAGCTAGAGAAGCTAATCAAATAGAAGCAAAGTCAATAGGTATTAATCCTTCTGCAGCTGTAACTTGCGTAAAGCCATCAGGAACAGTTTCTCAATTGACTGGAGTTTCTTCTGGCATGCACCCATGGCATTCAGAATATTATGTAAGAACTGTTCGTGGAGACAAAAAAGATCCTTTATCTAATTTCTTAAAAGACATAGGCATACCTTGTGAAGATGATTTTATGAATCCAAATAGTACTTATGTTTTTTCTTTTCCAGTTAAAGCTCCAGAAGAAGCAACTTTTAGAAAAGACTTGACAGCAATACAGCATCTAGAGTTATGGCTTTTGTACCAACGTGCCTGGTGTGAACATAAACCATCAATTACTGTGTCAGTACATGAAGATGAATGGATGGCAGTAGGCTCCTGGGTTTGGGAACACTTTGACGAAGTTTCAGGTATTTCATTTTTACCATATTCTGATCATTCATATAAGCAAGCTCCGTATCAAGAGGTTTCTAGAGAAGAGTATGATGAATTAGTTTTAAAGATGCCAAACAAAATTCGTTGGGATGACTTATCTTTTTATGAAACAGAAGACGGAACACTTGGCTCACAAACATTAGCATGCTCCTCAGATGGAAATTGCGAACTTGTAGATATTACCGCTTAGGGGTATAATTAATATTGGGTTAGCGCCCAAAATTCCTGGGTACAAGACCCAGAAATAAGGAGGTCTTTAATGAAAGAAGATCTTAATAATGATGGAAAGGTAACAATGCAAGAAAAAATTCTAGCAGCGTTAGCAAGCTATGGTCGTCACTTTTTAGGTGCCGCCATTGCACTATACATGACTGGTAATACAGACCCAGGAGATTTAATTAAGGGTGGTATAGCAGCATGCTTGCCAGTTATTTTAAAGGCATTAAATCCAAACGAACCAAGCTTTGGATTTACAAAGAAAGCATAATTTAATAGTTGATTAGGATTGCTCCTATGCTAAAATAAAGCATGGGAGTTTTCCTATTTTAGGGGTATTTTAATGGCTGCACAAAAAAATTTTGAAGTAGACCAAAACGCTACTTTTAACTTTGAGGTTCAATATCTTGATGAAGATGAGAGCCCTATACAGTTACATTTTCATACCGCAAAAATGCAAGTAAGAGATACACAGGGTGGAAAAAAAGTAGCTTTCACATTAACAGAGTCTGATGGAATAACAATTAGCCCTACAGAAGGAAAACTTTCAGTTTCTATATCAGCAGACAGAACAAATAAATTATTTTACCCAAAATCAGCATATGATTTAGTTTTAATTGATCCAAGTGTAAATAAGACAAGACTTTTAGAAGGATATATGACTTTAAATAGAGCGGTGACAATTTAATGGGAACTAGATTAATAGTAACCGAAGACAATCCATTAGTAGTTGTTAGAGCGTCTGGTGCTCCAGGCAGAACTATTATTAGTGGAGAAGGAAACCCCTCCAATATGCTGGGGGTTCCTGGAGACTTTTATTTTGATAAAAATACCACTAGGTTTTGGGGGCCTAAAGATTCTTCTACAAACACTTGGAATATATCCAGTAGCTTTATTTTAGACAAACAAATATCATTGACAGCCTCATGGGAAATGGCTCAATTAGTGTTAGATGGGGATGTTTATAAAATAGCAATATCTCATAATCTAGGCTTTCACCCAAACGTAACAGTTAAGTCTAGCTCTGGAGACATATTAGAAACAGGAATAGACTATAATAGTCTTAATACAATTACACTGATAATGGCACAGCCGTTTTCAGGGACAGCACATCTGTCTTAAAGGGAGTGAAAAATGGCAAGAAAATTTTTGGTTAGCATTGACCTAAATAAGAACGAACTACTCAATGCCAGAATCCAGAACTTAGGAACCGCACCAAGCAATCCAGTTACTGGTCAAATTTATTACAATTCAAACGATAATCTTTTATATTTTTGGAATGGAGCAGAATGGCTAACAGCCTCTGGTGATTTTGGAGATAGTAATTATACAACTAGAATAAAATTTGGAGATTCTGTAAGTCATGGATCTTCTCCTTATGTTGCACATGCTGATCACAAGCATGATGTTGCCGATATTCTTGGTACAACAAATCAAATTACTGTTACAAAAGCTGTAAATGGAGATGCAACCCTTTCTCTTCCATCACAACTTAATGTTACAAACATAGACGCTGCTACATTAGATACAACTGGTAATGTAGATATTGGCGGAACTTTAGAAGTTACAGGTGGAACTACATTAAGTGGTTCTGCAAACTTAAATAGTACATTACATGTTGATGGCGCAACAGAATTACAGTCAACATTAGATGTTGATGGCGCAACAACATTAAATAATACACTTACAGTTTCTGGCAATACATTATTAAATGGCAATGTTGATGTAGCGTCAGGCACTTTAGACGTTGGCGGAGCCGTAAAGTTTGATTCTACTTTAGAAGTAGACGGATCATCACAGTTTGATGGTGCCGTAACAGCAAATTCTACTTCTACTGTTAATGGAGTATTCACAGCTAATTCAACATCAACATTTAATGATGATGTTCAAATAAATGGAAACTTAGATTTAAATGGGAACTCAGATGTTTCTGGAACATTAGATGTTGCAGGAGCAGCAGACTTTGCAAACACATTAGACGTAACTGGTGCAGCCACATTCAATTCGTCTATTGTTGTTGACGGCACTGCCACATTTAATGGTGAAGTTACTGCAGTATCCAATCTTGAGGTAACAGGATCTACTGACTTAAATGGTGGATTAGACGTTACTGGAGATACAACAATAGGTGGAAACCTACAGGTTAATGGAAGCTTGAATGTAACAGGCTCTATCAATTCTGTAAATACTACTCAAGTTAATATATCAGATAATGTAATTAATTTGAATAGCGACATGCCACACACTCAGGCTCCCTCTGTAGATGCAGGCATAAAGGTTCATAGAGGCACAGAAAACGATGTACAGATCCTTTGGAACGAAACATCTGATCAGTGGACATTATCAAATGATGGAACAAACTATCATGAGATAACAAGAAAATATAAAGAAACACTTAGCACATCAGCTACAACATATACAGTAACACACAACCTCGGCACAAAAGATGTTGTTGTTCAAATTTATGAGGTTGCTTCTCCATATGCCCAAATAGAAGCAGATGTTGAACATACTTCAACATCGGCGGTAACTATTAAATTTGCTGTAGCGCCTTCAGCTGGAGAGTATAGAGTAGTAGTAATCGGATAGGGGTTTAATAGTGGCTCGTAAATTTAAATCATTATTAAACCTACTAACATTACAAGAAGATCCTGTATCTGGTAATGCTGGCGATGTATTTTTTAATACAAACGAAAAAGCATTAAAGATACATAATGGAATTGATTGGGTTATACTTTCACAAAATACTGATCCGTCGCCATTTTATATGCACACTCATAGTTATGACGGAGATGTACATACAGTTAATCTACAAGACACAATAACTTTCACAGAAATTAATAATAATCAGTCTGTTAACGAAACAATTCCTGCTATAATTGGATTTGATGGCGGAGAACCAAATTCAATATATAGTGATCCAAATTTCGCAGATTTGACATTACTAGACGGAGGCGAAATTGGCAACTAATTTTCCAGAAAATTTAGATAACTTTACAAATCCACAAAACACAGATTCAATGGCTGGACACGCAGCACTACACGGAAATGTAAATGATGCACTTGAAGCCATACAAGCAAAAGTTGGTATAGACGGATCAAACAATCCAAGTTCATTAGACTATAAAATATCAACCATAGAGTCTCAGTTGCTTGATTTAGATAATCAATCTGACACTACATTGCAGCTTTTAGGCCTTGACGGAAATAATGACCTTACAATAACTGGTATAGAAAATAAGACTGCTATAGACAGTTGGTCCGCAAGCCTTTACAGAACAATTAAATACAGTGTACAAATAACAAAGGGTAGCGAATATGTTAGTTCTGACTACCTGCTATTAAATGATGGAGCTGACATCAATGTATCAGAATCCAACATCATATCAAATACTTCAAATGATTTAGCTAATATCACATTTGAAGTAAATTCAGGTATAATTAGTTTATGCGTAACCCCCACAACTTCGGCTGTCACAGCCAGATTTGTGCGGACTGCGCTTAAAGCTTAAATAAGGGGGTTGTCAGAGTGGCAACAGTAAATAAAAATTTTAGAGTAAAGAATGGCCTGGTAGTTGAAGGAAGTACCGCTACCGTAAATGGCGAAAATATATTAACACAAGGTGCTGGCGATAATTATATTATTAACCTTATTGGTGGCACAGCAACCTCCGCAAATGAAGCTAACAAAGTTGTTAAGCGTGATGGATCTGGTAATTTTTCAGCTGGAACAATTACAGCAGATTTAACTGGTAATGTAACAGGTACAGTTTCAGATATTTCAAATCACGATACTGGTGATTTGGCAGAAGGCACAAACCTATACTATACCGCAGCACGTGCCAAGGAAGAAGCAGCTAACCTTCTTGTAAATGCAACAAAAACAAACATTCAAATTTCTAAAGATGGATCTAATAACCTTACAATTACTGCTGAAAATGGCGTAGCAGATTCAAACACAGATCAATTAGCAGAAGGTTCAACAAATCTTTATTTCACTAATACAAGAGCTCGTCAAGCAATTTCTGGCGGAACAGGAATCAGCTATGACTCAAATACAGGCGTAGTATCAGTAGACAACACAATAGCTACTAAATCTTATGCAGATCAAGCGGAATCAGATGCAATTTCTTCAGCAAACTCATACACAGATGGAGAAATTTCAACAGCTCTTACAACAGCTCAAGGATATGCAAGCGATGCACAATCTAACGCACAAACATTTGCTACAAATGCAATAAATGGATTAGACACAGACGATATTGAAGAAGGATCATCTAATCTTTACTTCACAAATGGTCGTGCAAGAAATGCAGTATCTGCAGGAACTGGAATAACATATAATGCCGCAGACGGAATTATTAACGTATCTGCAAATACATATGATGCATATGGCGCAGCTTCAACAGCAGAAGGAAACGCTGCCTCTTATACAGACAGTGCAATAAATGCCTTAGACACAGATGACATTGAAGAGGGTGCATCCAATCTTTACTACACAGACACTCGTGCTCGTGGATCAGTAAATGCTGGTAACGGTTTATCATATAATTCAGGAACTGGTGAATTCTCAATTGATACAACAGTTACTGCTGATAAGACATGGGTAAGTCAGCAAATATCTGATTTAGTAGATGGTGCCCCAGCACTTCTTGATACATTAAATGAAATTGCAGCAGCAATTAATGATGATGCAAATTACTTTACTACAGTAGCAAACAGCATTGCAACTAAGCTAGCAACAGCTGGCGGAACAATGACTGGCGCTCTGGTACTACATGCAGACCCAGTAAATGCCCTTGAAGCAGCTACAAAGCAGTATGTAGATCAAGCAGAATCTGATGCAATTGCTTCAGCAAATTCTTATACAGACGGAGCAATACTTGCTGGTAATGCAGTAGCAGAACCAGTATATGCAGCAATTGACTTTAATGGGGTGGCAAAGAATGTTGCCGCTACTGTTTCAGTACCAACTGCTACTACAGTAACTGCATATGAATGGAATCACAATGGTTTCAGAAGCGGTAAGTTTACTGTAAAGGTTGCAAGTGGAACACATACAGAGTTATCTGAGGTTCTTGTAACAGCTGATACCAGCGACAATTTACATATTACAGAATATGGCGTTGTCGGAACAAATGGTTCTTTGTCAACAATTACAGCGGATCATAACAATAGCAAGTTTAGAATTAGAGTGACAACTCTAAATAATAACAGCACTGTAACAATTGCTGGAACATTAATAGCATAACAACTAAATAATTAAATTGGTGGGGGCATAAAATCCCCCACCTAAAAATTCGGGGGATATTGAACTCGTGGCAACAACAAACAGAGATTTTAAGGTTAAGAATAATTTAGTCGTCCAATCTGGTAATATTACCTTGGGCTCAGTACCCCTAGCATTTAATTCAGAAAATAATAAATTAAGAATTCAAGTTAATGGTCAATGGATAGACATATCAGATTCAAATGATATGGGCTTCAACGATATTGGCTTGGCAATTGATTATAATGGATTACCAATATATTCTGTTGGTGAAACGGGGATTATCACTGAGGCTACTAAATTTGCCGACGGCGGATCCCCAAGCAGTTCATCATTTGCTCTCACATTTGATTCAGGAGTAATTTCCTAGTAAAATAAGCAAGTGGTATAATTCTAATATAGGGGATAAAATAAAATGGCAACAGTAAGAATTCAGCTTAGAAGAGGAACTTCAAGTCAATGGGATGGAGCAAATCCAACATTGGCAGCAGGCGAAATTGGTATTGAAACAGATACCAATACATTTAAATTTGGTGATGGCGTAACAGCATGGAATGACTTAAGTTATGCTCTATCAGACACAGTAGACGATTATATTCCGCTAGCTCTTAAGGGAGTAGCAAACGGAGTTGCAGAACTAGACGGTTCTGGAAAAGTACCCTATTCACAAATCCCAAGCATTGATGAATTGTCACAAGATGCGGTAAACGCAGCACTTATCGCTGGAACTGGTATCACAAAAGTATATAATGACGGATCAAATACTATCACAGTTGCCGTTGATACATCCGTTATTGCTACTAAAGCAGAACTAGCAGAAGTTTCTCAAGACTCTATTAACGACGCACTTGTCGCAGGCACAGGTCTTAATAAAACATACGATGACGTAAACAATTTAATTACAATTGATGTTGACACAACAGAAATTGCAACAAGACTTTACGCTCAAAATGTTGTTAGTGATCATAATGATACAACTTTAAACGTACACGGTATTGCAAACACAGCACAACTTGCAACGCAAACATATGCAAATAATGCTGCTGCATCTGCACAGTCAAATGCAGAAACTTATGCAGATGGCTTAATAACAAATTTAATAAATGGAGCTCCAGCTGCACTAAATACTCTTAACGAATTAGCAATAGCATTAGGAAACGATGATAATTTTGCCAATGTTGTTATGAATGATTTATCTTATAAAGCACCATCAGAGTCCCCAACATTTACTGGAAACGTTTCTTTGCCAGCAACGACAAGTATAGGAACTTTGGATTCTGCAAAAATAGGATATCTTACAGATATTACTTCTCCATTACAGGAACAACTAGACTTAAAAGCCCCTCTAGAATCCCCAACGTTTACTGGAACAGTTACAATGCCAGGGTCAACACATATCGGTTCTGTTTCTGATACAGAGATTGGATACCTAAACGGAGTTACATCGTCTGTACAAGGTCAAATCGACAGCAAGCTAAACACAACAGACGCAGCAAGCACATATGCTCCTCTAGAATCCCCAACGTTTACTGGAACAGTAATGCTTCCAGGAAGTACAGCAATAGGAGATGTTGGTGCTACAGAGATTGGATACCTAAACGGAGTTACGTCTTCGGTTCAAAACCAAATTGACTTAAAAGCCCCTCTAGAATCCCCAACGTTTACTGGAACAGTTACATTACCAAATGCTACTGTAACAAATTCAATGATTGCAGATCTTACAATTGCAACAGGAAAAATTGCCGATACAGCAATTACTGCAGACAAACTCGGAGCGGATGCAGTAACAACTGAAAAAATTATTAATTCTGCAGTAACTGAAGCAAAAATAGCTGATAGTGCAGTTACATCAGGAAAGATTGCAAATGGAACAATTGTAAATGCAGACATTAATGATGCAGCAGCAATTGATTGGACTAAGTTAGCAGTTTCTTCAACAGTTTCTGCAACAGAACTTGGTTATGTTGATGGAGTAACCTCATCAATTCAAACACAATTAGATGCCAAGGCACCTACTGCTTCACCTACATTTACTGGTACAGTATCTGGAATCACTAAGTCAATGGTCGGTTTAGGTAACGTTGACAACACATCTGACGCTAACAAGCCAGTTTCAACTGCAACCCAAGCAGCTTTAGACCTCAAAGCAGACCTTTCCTCACCAACATTTACTGGTACCGTTGTTCTTCCAAATACAACATCAGTTGGAACAGTTTCTAGTACAGAAATTGGGTATCTAGATGGAGTAACATCATCAATTCAGACACAAATTGATACTAAAGCTGCATCTACAGATGTTTCTGCACATACATCGGCAACAACTTCAGTTCATGGAATTTCAGATACAGCACAACTAGCATATAAAAATGCTGCTGATCAAACATTTACTGGAAATCTAGAAGTTGATGGCAACATGACTGTTGATGGGAACCTAACTGTCAACGGTACAACATTTAATGCAAGTGCAACAACAATTACAATTGAAGACAATTTGGTTCAGTTAGCTCATCAAAATGCAGCTAACACAGTAGACCTTGGTATTGTTGTAGCATATAATGATGGAACAGCAAAGCATGCTGGTATAGTCAGAGATGTTTCTGCTAATAAGTGGAAGCTTTTTGAGGGCGTAACAGATGAACCTTCTACCACTGTTAATTTTGCTCAGGGAACTTTAGATGATTTAGAAGTTGCTGATATTACAGCATCTTCTGCAACAATTGGAAATGTTTCTAATACAGAATTGCAATATTTAGATGGAGTAACCTCATCAATTCAAACACAATTAGATGCCAAGGCACCTACTGCTTCACCTACATTTACTGGTACAGTATCTGGAATCACTAAGTCAATGGTCGGTTTAGGTAACGTTGATAATACCTCTGACGCTAATAAGCCAGTATCAACTGCAACGCAGACAGCGTTGGACTTAAAAGCAAACCTTGCTTCCCCAACCTTTACAGGTACAGTTACCGTAGCGGCATCTGGAATCGCATTTACAGATGGTACACAAACAAAAGAGGGTGTTCCGTCAAGAACCACTGTTGATTCAAAAACAGCAGATTATACATTAGTATTGACAGATAGAGATAAGATGATTGAAGTAAATTCTTCAAGCGCATTAACAATTTCTATACCAACAGATGCATCTGTAAATTTCCCAATCGGAACTTCTATAGATCTTCTAAGAGTAGGAAGTGGCGCAGTAACAATTGCTGCAGCTACCCCAGCAACTACAACATTAAATCATACTCCAGGAAATAAGCTTAGAGCACAATGGTCTTCAGCAACATTGTTTAAGAGAGCAGCAAATACTTGGGTATTGATGGGTGATTTAACAGCTTAATAAAATAGGAGAAAATAATGGCAATTAACAAAAGAAAAGGCATAAAGTCTTCAGCACAAGATAACTTCTTAGAGCCGAATCCAGTAGAAAATTTTATTGCTACAGATATTGGAACAAATAGGCCGTTTAATAATGGCGCTGCCTCCCTATCTTGGACTTTGCCAGCAGCTTCTCCTCCAGCTACTCTTTATACAATTACATCAACTCCTGCAACAACTACTCAAACTACAGCAAGCACATCTCTGACTTTTACAGGGTTATTGTCTGATACAGATTATACTTTTACTATAGTAGCTTCTAATAATGCTGGATCTTCAGCTGCAAGAAATTCAAATACAGTTAGAATAACTACTGTACCAGCAGCGCCATCTCCAACTGTAAATTCTGGACCTCATGGTGGAGCAATTCCTTCAGGAAACGACAGAGTTACCTGGAACCCACCATCAACTGGCGGTAAAGCAATTTCATCATATAGAGTTAATTCAAGCTTGCGTGGATTACTAAGTTCAAGTGCTACTTCTCCATTTGATACAGCAGATCCGACATTACCAGATGCAACTGCAGATGAAAGTTATACAGTTTTTGCATCAAATGCTAATGGAGAATCAGCTGCAGGAACAACAGCAGCAATTCAAACATTTACCCCACCACACTTCCCACCGTTCTTCCCACCGTTCTTCCCACCATTCTTCCCACCGTTCTTCCCACCACACTTCCCACCGTTCTTCCCACCGTTCTTCCCACCATTCTTCCCACCGTTCTTCCCACCACACTTCGTTGGTTCAAGC